TATGCCACAGCATTGGCGCGAATGACAACGCGACGGCAGCGGTGGCGTTCGCCCAGAACCAACTCGGCGAAGTCCGCGTGGGTGATGTGTTCAACACGATCAACACCAACAGCAATGCAAGCGGACGCAACACCCCCATGGTGGCGGTCGCTACTGACCTGTACAACGGCGCGATCGACGGAGATGTGACGCACTCAATCAGAGTGGGGAACGGGAACGCAATGGGCGGCGTTCCGTCAGTAATGTCAACCATGCAAGTGCGCCGCCTTACCCCAACCGAATGCGAGCGACTTCAAGGCTTTCCCGACAACTACACGAACATTCCTTGGCGCGGCAAGCCAGAGTCGCCTGACGGTCCTCGGTACAAGGCACTTGGCAACTCTTGGGCAGTGCCTGTTGTGCGCTGGATCGGCAGCAGGATCGACGCTGCGGTCAATGCCGTGCCGACAGCATTCCGAAAAACATCCGATGATGCGAATGTCACATCCTCGGAAATTTACGGCACAAAAAAGGCACAAAACACTTTTAGAAGCGTTGAAATGCCTTGCAAGTCGTTGATTCAAAGAAAGGCGGGAGTCGGAATCGAACCGGCGTACACGGAGGCTACACCATCAGCGCGGCCTCAGCCCGCCGGCGTCTGACCAGCCCCGGCAGCACCCGCCCGCCGCCCTTAGTCCACAGCATGAACGCGGCGGCAGCCCCTTCCCAGTCCTCGCGCTGGACCCTCATTCGGACGCTCGAGCGTTGGAAGTTGCCGAGGCCGACATTGAAGCTGAAACTGACGCAAGCGTCGAATGCGCCTTGATTACCATCCAGAGCGGGAGCAAGTCGAAGAACACCACGCTCAAAAGCACCGACATCAGCCTGGAATAGCGCATCAATCTCATCCTTGCTGAATACGCGGCTGTCCTCTGGCCGCAGCGGGTATTCCTTGCGGATCATCGGCGGCTGGCGCTCTGGCGATCGCGTGACCGGCAACCGGATCTGCGGCTGGTACAGGACGTGCCCGTAGCCGATCGTCCAGATGTGCGCCGGGCACAGGTAGGGGCGATCGCGGCAGCCCTCAAACTGATGCATGACCGCCGCACCAGCCGGAGACAGCTTCATTTCTTCCAATTCCTGGAGCCAAACCAGAAGCCGATGATGCCCCCCAGCATCGCCATCTCATCTTCGCTGAAGATCACCTCGGTGATGCTGACCAAGTCTTCGATGCTGCTCACTAGGTCTGGGTGCGCAAAGACGTAATAAGTCAACGCGACATTGATTGCGATCAGTTCGATGATCAGCAGGTACGTCACTGTCGGCCTGACAGTCCCGACGTAGTTCGCGACCCAGCGCGACGCACGCTCGAGTACCTTCTTGTCGTGGTCAAGCGCCGCGACCGTCATCTGTGCATTAGTCTGCATCGCGATCTGATCGGTGCGGATCTCTTCCATCCGCGCCTGCGCCGCAAACCCTCTGGCAGCAAGCTCAAAGTCTCGTTCGTTTTGCAGGCGAGCCAACGCTAACTCTTGCGCCTTATCGGCACGGTCTTGAAAGAAGTCCATCAGCTTAGGGAGTCCGGACACCAGCAACCCGCCCAAAGTCGAAATCAGTGACAGCATCAGACTCTCCCCAACAAACGGACGCTGATCCAAGTAATCACCGCCGCGATCGCGGTGACCAGGATGGAGATCAAGGTGTACTGCGCGAACGTCTTCACAAACGTCATCCGCTCAATCCGCGCCTGAATCTCTGCCCGCTTGCGCGCCTCGCGTTCGCGTGCTGCCCGCGCCTGGAATTGCAGCCAGTCTTCCCACATCCCTGGCCGACCGGCGTAGATCATTTCCTCGCGCAGCCTCTCTTCTTGCTGGCGCAAAGTCTCCAGCGCCATGAACTCCTCAAGTTCCGATTTGTTGCCCTTGCTGTTGCTCTTGCGTTGCAGCGCAGCCTTGGCATCAAAGTAATCAAAGACCGCTTTCCCGGCAGAGACAATCTCCCCAGAGTGGGAGATCGCCTCCTTGATGACCGCAAAGGCTGCGTTTGCCGCCGCAAGTTCCACGAGCATGATCAGAGTTTCAGCACAAGGCCGAGCAGCAAAATGAACACCGCGCCGAATGAGCCGATCAAGATGTGCTCAAGGCGCTTGAGCCTGGCATTGATCCCCGCGTACCGCTCGGCACAGACGGCTTCATGCACCGACAATTTTGTTTCGACGCTATTCACCACAATTCATCCTCAAGGCGCATCAGGCCAAGTGACGTTCCAAGGGAAACCAGCTTGCGCAGTGATGTCCCGCAGGGCTTGGCGGTAGGTCATCCATACTTGAGGAAGCTGAATCCCTAGATTGTCATTGCTGGCGTCAATTGCTTTCAAAGTCACCCAGTCACACTCTGCCAGCTTACGGTCACGCTCTGCGCGGACACTCTTGGCTTGCTCTGCGTCTTTCTGAGCCTTGTACGCGGCTTCCTGCTCCGAAGCGGTGGCATCTGCGTTGTCTGTGAAGATCGGCCCAAGCACATACTTTGTGTACCACTTGCCGTTGATTTGCTCGATCCCGGCAGATTGGCTGAATTGGTAATGATCCCCTCCGGCAGCCTGTGGTCCCTCAAAGATCACATCAATGCCAAGAGCCTCGCAGATTGACTCATCCCAGACACGGGGCAGGGATGTGTTGGGGTGCAGTTTCCTGATGTCGCCTTGAGTTTTGACTTCACCAGTTGATCGAATGCGATAGTTCATGTTGTTCCTCAAGCTATTGCCAAGAAAATAAATGTCCCACCAGACGCATTGATCGCTGCCGGGGCGGTGCTGCTGATTTCAAACCCAGCACTGTATGTGTCAACGTAGTCGGTGTTGGTCACTTCAGCCGCTGTGCTGTTCAAGAGCAGGTACGGGTCGTTGCCCGCCACAATCCCCCGTGCGCTATCCCAAACGTACCAGTCGCCTGTGCTGTCGGTGCGTTTGATCAACACGAACCTTGCGCCACCTGTGAAGCCACAATTGATCTGTTGGGTTGCTGCTGTGCCTGTGTAGCTTCCAACCTTACTTACGCCGGGACAGGAGGCAAAGAGGTAATTGACGTAGGTAATGCTGGAAGTATTTACCTCAGTGTCGGTTCCCACGGTAAACACTGTGGATGTCGGGGCGGTATCATTCCACCGACTAATTTCATCCACAGCGGCTTGTGGGTCATTGAGGCGCAAATAATCTGTCGGGTCGCCAAAGTAAACGGCCCATGCGTCAATCGCACTTCTTCGCTTCACAAGCATCATCTCAGGCGCAACGCCGAGGTTGTGATTCACCGTCCTTGCAACACCCGTCCCCGTATAGCAAACCACATCGAAGAAGCCGCTGGCGCGTTTGAAGTCATAAATGCAAGCGGCGGTACTAAAGTTATAAGTGCCTGTGTAGAACCACCCTTGCATATTGTCCAAACTTCTACCAGCGCCAGCGGTTTCTGCGGCAGTAGAAGATGTCTGAACATATTGATTAGCACCCCGTAACCGATCAAACGATAATGTGCTTAACGAACCATCGCAAAAAGACTCTAGGTGCAAATCAACAGGAAACCCTGCATTCGCAATCAACCCGCTTCCAGAAACATTGTTCCCAATATTCGGCTTAAACACCTCCGTCCCACTCTCCGGCGTCTTCATCGGGCCACGGCGGATGGCGATGTAGATGTAGGTTGCCCCTGATGTGTTAACGGCTATATTTGATGAGAGCGTGAAACCAGTTGCTGTTGGAATAATACGAGGCGATTCAGAAGACTCTGGAGTTGAAGTGTTTGCTATTAGCCATCGGTTAGCGGTGTTATCCATGCCCCGCATATTGTCCACCATGATCCAACCGTCTGCTTGTGCCGCTGACGAACATTTGATCATCACCCATTGCGGCTCATACCCAAGCGTTACAGCCAATCCTGTTGTGCCATTCCCCGTATAACTCCCACACGAAATCACATTCTCCGACCCATCATCACCAAAGCCACCAGCGTCATGGGCGAAGAGGTAGGCGACGTAGGTATAGCCAGCTCCGTTAATGGCGTCTGAATTGGCTACATAAAACACAGTACTTGTTGGTGGGGTTGTTGTAAATTCGTTTGTCGTGTATGCGGCGGCGGTTGCGTTTAAAGATAAAAGTTTCCCCGTCGCAAGGCTACGGTGATATACAAGCCAATCTGATCCGCCGGAATTTGTTCTTTTGACAACAATGAACCCGGGAACAGACCCCAATGAATGTGGAATTGCTCTTGGATCAACACCATTCCCCGTATACGTCACCACATCAAAGAACTTCTCAGCCTTGCGGAAGGTCCATGAGGCATCTGTTTGCGTGTTGTAATTGACGTTTACATTGCCGCCAACTGTAAAACCAGATGAACTGACAGCAGTTGCAACGGCGTCAGAAGAACCAGTTGGCGAAAACTGCGCGTCAGTTAAGTTTGGGTAAATAGAGTAATAACCGTTGGCGTTTTTTCCGCGAACGGTGTCAATAATTGCGTGATTTGTGAAACTTGACCCACCAGAAGTTCGTGCTTTGAACCACACCATCCCACCCTCACCCGCCAGATCAATCCCGTTGGTGATGGTCTGGGTGCTTCCGTTGCCGGTGTAAAGGTAGGTCGAGAAAACGTCCTCGATGTACGTTGCTTCAGCAGCGTTACCTGCTGCGGATTGAAGTGCTTTAGCTAACATCAGGCGTAACTCCCAACGACAGCGCCGTACAAGGTCGTTGAAATCTTCCAAAACACCAGCGTATCAGCAGCAGTCAGCGTAGGTGCTGCATTACCTGCGGAGGTTACCCAAGTCATTGTGGGGTAGGTCACGGTGTACGAAGCACCGTTTGTCAGCATCAAAACGATTGACTGCCCAGAAGCCAACGAATCCGTAAATGTTGGATTACCAGACAGGGCGCAGGTCTGGATTGAACCGTTGGCTGGGTTTAGAGCCAAAGAGCCAGAAGTGCCGAGGGCATAAACAGTCTCCGTGTACCCTGTCAGCGTCTTGTTGGTCAGGGTCTGAGTGTCAGTGTCACCAACCACATCACCGGTCGGGGCAGTCTTTCCGCTCCATGTCGTCAGGTTCGCGCTGTAAGCCTGAACACTTGACCCGATGTCGCCAGTGACTAGCGTGCCTGGGAACGTCTGGCCACCAACAAAGGTGATCGCGCCAGTCATCGTCCCGCCGGTCAGGGCCAGATACCCTGCCGCCGGCAAGTACGCAGCAACCCACGCAGACCCGTTGTAAACACGCATCTCATTGACGGTGCTGTTCCAATACAAGGCACCAGTCAGCAACGGGTTCCCGTCATTGTCCACCGTCGGGTCAGCCGACTTCGAGCCGAGGTACCGGTCATCAAAGCTGTCGTAGGACGCCGCAGCATCAGCCGCGGAAGACGCCGCCGATGACGCGCTGCTTGAGGCGGCCGAGGCCGAGCTGGCCGCATTCGATGCCGAGGTCGCAGCAGCAGCAGCAGACGCGGCGGCTGATGTCGTTGAACCAAAGATGGTGTCGATGTAGTTCTTTGTCGCGGCGTCCTGGGCATTCGTCGGATCACCCATCCCGGTGATCTTGTTGGTGCCCATCGCAATCGCGCCAGACATCGTGCCGCCAGCCAGGTTCAGCTTGGCATTCAGAAACGTGTCAGTCTGACTTTGTGTATACGCATCCGAGATCCCGAAACCGGACAACGTCGTCGGGTTTGTCCCTGCGGTAATCCTCCCCCACTGATCGACAGTCACCGACTTGTAGGTCGATGCAGTCACGCCAGTCGTGGCCAGGTCAATCTCATCCGCTCCAACAACGATGCGCGACGCTGACGCGGTGTTCACGTTCAGCGTGTTCCCGGTCTTGCTCATGCCGGTTCCGGCAGTGATCTGACCAGCACCAGAGAACTGCGCCCAAGTCACCGCGGTCACGCCCAGCGTGCCGCCGGCAGACACCGTGCAGATGTATCCGTTATTGCCGTTCGTTGTGCCCTGCTCGATGAACGTGAACGCGGCGACAAGCTCATTCCAGGTGTCAGCGTCAGTCGAGCGTGTCCAGGTGCTGGCTGAACAGACGTAGATGCCGTTCTGCGTCGCATCGGACTGGTTCTTGACCAGAACACGCTGGCCGGCAGTCACGGCGATCCCGTCGATCGTCTGAGTGTTCGACAGGCTGATGTTGGCGGTCGTTGCGACCAAGCACGACGCCTTGGCGTCCAGACCTTGGGCCACGTTGTCGACGTAAGACTTGGTCGCTGCGTCGCCGTCCGAGGTCGGCGTGCCCAGTCCCGTGATCTTGTTGGTCGACATCGCCAACGCGCCGGTCAACGTGCCGCCCGTCAGCGCCAGCCTCAACGCGTCCTGAGCGTCAACGTATGCCTTGTTGGCTGCGTCGCCGCTGTTGGTCGGGTTAGGCAAGTTGGTGATGGTGCCGGCACTCCCGGCATTCATGTCCAGATCACCGTTGATCGTGACGTTGTTGAACGTCGAGGTGCCTGACGCGGCGGTAATGTTGCCTAAAACTCCACCCGTTGCTGTAAGCGCACCAGTCAAGGCAAGCGTTGAGCTAAAGGTGACGGGTCCGGTAACGCCAAACGTGCCACTGATCGACGCATTACCTTGCGCGGTGAACGCCTTGCCTGCCGGGACAGTCAGCCCAACTGTCGAGAACTGCGCGACGTTGACGCCCAGGATGGACATCCAGACCGAGCCGGAACCGCTGCGGTATAGACCGCTGTTTGTCTCGTTCAGGTAGGACAGGCCAGGCGCGCTGACCGTGCCGTCCGCGATCCTGAACGGGGCCAGCATGCCCCCGGCGCCGGTCCGCGACAGCGAGTTCGTTAGTTCGTTGGCAACGTCCTCGAGCGTGTCGTTTGCCCAAGTCGACTCAATTGTTGTGCCTGGCACCACCGGGTTGCCGGCGGGCAGTGTGTAGACTCCAGAACCGTTGCGTGGCATGTTTACTCCTTAATCACTGAGCGTAGGCATCAACTGACTTTTGCAGCGGCCTACGATCCTCTTGCAGTTCCCCTGTTGCAACAATACCTGCATTCACCAAGAAACCGTTCAACTGGCGCAGCAGTTCTCGTTGCTTTTGAATGCTTGTCGGCTTCTCTAGCAAATTCGCCATCAGCGCAGGATTGTTAGCCGCTTCTTTCAAGATTTCCGTCACCTTTGCAGCAGGCAGTTTGTCAAAGAAGTTCCGAACCAATTTGGAACCTGCGCCTGCCGCGACCAAAGGAGCGCCACTTCCTTGACCCAACGCGCCGCCAATGTTTGCGCCCACAACGCGCTGCAAGAAATTGGAAAGCATGTCAGGCTCACCGACTAGCTTATCAATGTCTGAACGCGTTGTGGCTGCCCGTTGAAGAGTCGCTGCCCGTTCGATAATTGTGTTCAACCGCTGCGACGCGGCTTGATCAAGAACGCCTGTCCTTGACATCGTTTCAAACAGGCTTTGCGAACCTTGTTGCAGGCTTGCCGGCTTGTTCAGCAATTGATTCAAACGCGCAAAGTCCAATGTTCCATCGCCGCGCGTTGCAGACGTAAACACAGACTCAAGCGTGGCTGACCGCAATCCTGCAATAGCTTCCGGCCCTGCGCGACTTGCCGATCGAACCAAAGAGTCGTAGTCGCCAACGGGATTCTTGCCACGCAAGATTTGCGTGACCGCCATTGCCGGGTTCTCAACGCCAGCGATTTGAGCAATCACAGAGCGGCCTGCGTTTTCGATGGCCTTATCCGTGCTGGCCGTGATCCTGAGCATCGCGCGTTCTGCCGTTTCCGCATTTGCCAACTGGTCGCGCAACTGCGGGAAACGCTCAAGAATCATTGAGTTCTTGTTTCTAAACTCTGCCAGTTTCTGCGGATTAACGCGCCCTGTATTAGGGTCAATTGCACTCTGAACAGCGCCTCTCAGGAACCTGTCCTGCGCGTTAATCATGGCATCTGCCTGACCGCCAAACCTGGCCGCATCCTCCAATTGACGCATGCGAACATCGCCGCCAGCACCACCGGCCCCAAAAGCACGCTCAAGAGTTGTTTCAGGCGCTATACGCGGGGCGCCTGCACGATCCGTTGCAAGTGCTGTGCCGCCAAAGCCTTGAGTAAAGTTCTGATTCAATTCTCTTGAGAATGCGCGCGCCGGATCAATTGCTGCGTTTTGCAACGCATTCAGATCGTTAAGCGCACCTTCAGAAATGAGCCTCATTTGCCGCGCGAGCTGGAAATCCCCGCGGGCTTCAGCACTTCTTTGCTCTGTCAGCGCGCGATTGCGAAGGCGCAACAGTTCGCCAGACGTTACCTGCGCCTCGCCAGGCCGAGTAATCGAGCGGCCAGTTGCATCAATAAGTCCAGTGTCTACAGCCTGATCAGCTTGTCTTGCCAGGCCGCCGGTAAATGTTTCCACAGGCTGCGGGAATGTTTCGTTTGGCAGCAGTTCTTCCCTGATTCCCTGCCTTGCAGCCAGCACATTCGTAGGTTCAGCCGGAAGGTCGCGCGGAATCTGCCTCCAAAGATCTCCTTCTTGATCTCGAGCAGAACGCATAGCAGTCTCAAGGGCTTCCCTTCCCTCGACACTTGCCTGAGTCATGCCAGCGCGGTTTACACTGCCGACCTGTTCACGCGCCTGCCCTGCCTGCTGTTGAGCAGCAGCGGCTCGCGCTCTTGCAAGACCTTGCGTGCGGCCAACGCGCTCCTGTGCGGCGCGTGTTAAATCCATTGCGTCGCCAGTCCTGACGACGCCCTGACCGGCCTGCTGAAGTTCTCCAAACGCGCGGGGGATGTTGCTTTGAGCTTGTGCCGCAAATTGCGGACTTTGCTTGGCAAGCCTTGATTCAACGGCAAGAAGAGCCGGGCTTGCAGTCTGCTGCCCAGAAGTCAATCCAAGGTTGAACTGATCAGGCGACCGCAAGGCATTAATGATTGCTGACTTGTCCTCGCCTGTCTTGCTGACAATTTCCTGAACGATATTTGCAGCCTGCCGTTCGCGCCCTGCCTTAGAAACCGACGACAAAGCGCGCCCGACATTGTCTTTTCCAGATGAATAAGCTGATGAAAGAAGATTGGTTCGATTTACAAAACCACCACCAACTTCACCTAAAAAACGAGCATAAGGGTCTCCTGGCGCAACTTTCTCAGCACCAGCCGCGCCGGCAGCAGAACCAGCAGAAAGGCCAAGCTCAGTAGCAGCAAAGCGACCGGGCGCCGTTTGTATCATGCGCGTTACGGGGTCCATCAACGCTTTGGGCAGCGCAGATGTTGCCTTCATTGCCGCGCCGCCGGCCCCGACAGAACCAACAAGCGTTTCACCGCCGACCGCAAAAGGTCGATCTGACTTGTTGAGTTCTTCTACGTTTTGATAGGTAGGAACACCAAGTTTCGCAAGCCCTCTTTTAATCGCAGCAGACCCGATCCAAGAATCCTCAAGATCAAGAGGCTGATCAAAAAGTCCAAGTTTGTGGCCCAAATATCCTGCTGCCGCAGTGCTCAAGTCTCCAGGAGTCCCAAGAATGTTTGCAATCTTGGTGTTTGCGCCCATCAATGCGGCATTCACTGGACCGCGACGCGCAGGCTCTTTAGCCGCGCGCTCAAGCCGGTCAAGCTCTTCAAGCTCTCGAAGCTCTTGCTGCTCTTGAGGTGTCAGGCTCATTGTGGTGCCCTTCCGTGTTTCTTGCGCAAAAACTCAAGTCTTTCTTTTTGACTGCTTCCAGACAAAACCGACCCAAGCGCGTTGTATTCCGCTTTCAGTTGCTTGAGTTGTTGCAACTTGATTGCGGCATTAGAAACGTGCGATTTTGTGTAAGCAGCAGGGTTCTGCAAAATAGAACTTTGAGCCTGAATGCCGTTGTCAAGAATTCCCTGAACCGCTGAAATTCGGTTGATTGCAGTACCTTTTCCGACAAACAATTGATTTGGTTCAATTGTCTGAGCATTAAACAACTGAACCAAATAATTTGACGGCCTTCCTGGAACAGCATCTTGCAGAATTGTGCGCGTTGAGTTTGCCAATGCGCTAAGTTGCTCCGATGCCTGTCTGCTTGCGTCTTGCGGATCGCCAGCATTGACTGCATCGCCAACCTTATTCCAGATACTTTCCCATTTGCCCCTTATGCCCATTGCGGTTTCTGGGGCAATGTCTGGCTTAATGATGTTTGGTTGCAAAGCTGGTTGATCTTCTTGAGAAACAGGCGCTTGAGGCGTTCTCAATCCGAGCAGAGCATCACGCCATAAACGCATGTCTTGCGCCCGTTCTTCTCTAAAATTATTCATCCAATCGTTTTGGCGCTGTCGCTCTTCTGCCCTTTCCCTATCACGCCTTGCCTGCTCTTCAAGCCGATCACGCTGAAGGGCTGCCGCGCCTTCTTGCCGATCCGCAATCTCGGCCTCTCGAGACAGCCTCGCAATCTGAGCTTTCGTGCGGTTCTCAGGCGACATCGCCATTGCGCGCTTTAAAAAGTGCGCTTGCACAGGAGCGTATTGCTCACCTGCGTAGCCGGCAGCAAGCGCATTCAGCAGCGACATGCCGCCATCATCGCCAGCGCCCTGCCCTTCAAGCTCTGCAATCTGCTGACGCAGACGCAGCGATCGCGGCATTGTTGCTTGCATCGAATCCATCGCCAACGGTAACGCCCGCTGCGGTGCTGCCTGCGGAGCAGGTTGTGGCGCTGCAACAGGCATCTGCTGCGGCGTCATGTAGATACGCAGCCTTTCCTCTTCTTCAGGCGTCAGCGGACGCCCCTCAATCTGAGGATTCGGAACCGGGTACACGGTTGCCATCACAAATACCCCTCTCCGGTCATAGACATATCAGAAGACTGTCCAAGCATGCTCCGGCGGCGAAGGTCTTCAAGCATTTTGCGCTGGCGCTGATTTAGGCCGGCGACATTGTTTGGACCTTCCGGCAATGCAGGGTTGAAATTAGGGTTTGACATTGCCCTATTAACCTCGCCCTGTCCCTGCTTGGCAAAGTAAGCCTGACCAAGCTGCCCCAACGCGCCGGCAATGCCAGGTCCGACGTAGTGCTTGCCAATCATCTGGCCCTGCTGCGGGGTCATTGCACCTTGACGAAGCGCATCAACCATTGCCTGCTTGCGCTTGAGTTCGTCCTGCTCGGGGCGCATTGCGCCCATCTGCAACAGGTAGTCGTAGAGCATTGCATCGTTATTCATCACAGACCCCCATCAAAACCGGAACAGGCCAGCACTTGGCCCCATCATGTACGCTGCGCCCAGTTGGGCCGCGCTCCCGAGGATGTTGTTCATCCCAGCCTGCTGTGCGTTGTACGCGCCCAGTTGCGCGTCATAGCCCATTTGCGTCGCGCCAAGGATGTTGGGCGTCTCAGACCGGCCAGACTGCACAAACGACGGCATCTGCGGCATCTGAACCTGCTGGCCTGACAGCAGTGCATTCATCTCGTTCAGAGACATGCCGCGGCGCTGCGCCTCTTCCGCGATCGCCTGCTGACGCAGTTGATTCTGATAGTTGGCGTATTGCTGGTTAAGCGACTGCTGCTGCGACAGCGCAGCGTTCTGAGCCGCCATGCGCTGCTGATCCAACGACGCAGCCTGACCGAGTGCCTGATTCTGAAATTGCGCCGCGCCCAGGTTCTGCTGGTAGCCAGCCTGCGCGGTGCCCATCTGCATGTTGTACAGGCGCTGGGCCTCGGCACCAGACGCATCCAGCGCGTTGAAACGCTCGGCGGCCTGACGCTGATTCAACTCGGTCAATGCGCGGTTGTACGCTTCAGAACCCTGCGTGAAGCCTTGATTGGCAAGTTTCGTCTCGAGTTGCCGCTGCTGGTAGTCATGCACCGGCTGCATCTTGCTCATTAGTTGAGTCGCCACCGTGTCGCGGTAGGTCGAATCAAACTGCGGCAATGAATCGCCAAAGTTGTAACTCGTTGCAAGGCCAGGCGCGTAGTCGGACAAACCAGTAGACAGTTGCGACGGGCCTTGCAGTTCTGCCATCTGCGGCAGCCCGGCATAGTCGAAAGGCTGCGAGTAGGCATCAGCCACTGTGTCCATGAAACCAGACGCAAGCTCGCTACGACCAAGCTGCGTAGACACCTGCGCATCAAGCGCATTTTGAAGCCCCGGCGCCAGCGTGGTGTTCTGCGTCCACTGCGTGACGTTCTGACCAGTTGCCGGGTCGGTGATTGCTTTGGTGCCCCACGTTTGCGAACCGAACGGCGTATTGATCACCGGACGGTTGGCGTAGTTCTGCATGTTCAAACTCTCTTTCGAGAGTTCTCCCTGCAACTGCGCAGCGCCGACGTAATCAGGCGTGGCTGGTGCTGAGGCTTTGCCCACGTTCTTTCTCCTTGACCCAGCGACACTCTTCACTGAGCATTTCAAACATCACACAGTCGATCGTTGTCTGGATCGGCCGGTAACCCAACTTCTTGACCAGCCTGAGACACTCTAAATTCTCAGAACCAATCAGCGCGTAAACCGCGCGCTTGCCGCACTTCACAAACGGAAACTCAAATGCGGCCTTGAGCAATCCGCGCGTCAGACTGTGTGCGGTGTCGAACGCGACATGCATGAAACAAGAGTCAGTCTGCCAAGCGTTAAATCCGACGCCTGCCGCAATCGAACCATCGGCCCGCATCACACCAATCGTGCGCAGATCTGTCGACCACGGCAGATTCGTGCGCTTGCTCATCCAGTTCCAAATGAGCGGGAACTGATCAGGTTGATCGGTGACAAGTTTCATGGCATTTCACCAGGAACAAGTCCAGTTGTCGGTGTAGTTGACTGAACTGTCTTTGTGGCCGTTTTTGTCTCTTGCCCTGGGTAATAACCAAGCACTTCAACAACACTGTCATGGAATGCTTGCTGGAACTGCTCTGGCGTCAATGCACCGCTCTCCAACTGACCAGTCCAGTAGTCGTATCCCTCTTGGTCGATCGTGCTTGAAGTTGATCCGATCCCAGCGCGGCCAATGTCGCCATAAGCCGCCCTAACCAATGCGTCATTAGACTGACTGTCTAAATAGTCGTTAACGTATTGAGATACAGCGGCATCAGGGTTCTCATCCAGCACTGTGTTCACGCTGTTGCTGAATGCCTGCTGGAACTCTGCTGGCGACAATGCGCCGCTTTCAAGTTGCCCAGTCCAGTAGTCATAGCCACCTTGATCAATCTGATTTGGGGCAGTCCCAATATCAGTGCGACCAATGCTTTCGTAAGCCGCCTTGACCAAGTCTTCATTCGTCTGACTGCCAAGGTAGTCATTGACGTTTTCGACAACGTAAGGCAGATAGTCTTCGACCGTAGTCTCAATTTTTGGCGGGTTGTTGATCAGAGGAGTTTGTGTCGTTGTGGCGGGTTTGGTTGTTGTTCCAGATGCAACAACAGGACCGCTTGTCGCAGCGCCAGGGTTGTTCAGTTGCCCACTGCCAAACGAAGAAAAATCAGGAGCAGCAAAATTTGATTTGTTCTGACGCAGCATCACTCCAGGAGCGAATGGTGCATTCGGAGAACTTTCGCGCAGCGACCGGATCAACTCAGACTTGTAAGTCGGATTTGTTTCGTTCTCATTTGAGAGAAACGATTTGACGTACTGCGATTGCGCTGTGTACGGATTTTGCGTCAGTGACTGGTTCACGCTGTTCGTAAACTCAGACCCAAAATTGCTGGGTGACAAAGCGCCAGAATTCAACTGGTCAAGCCAGTATGCAAATCCATCCTGGTCAATCTGATCAGGATTTAGACCGAACCCTTGTCGTCCGATCCCGCCAAACGCGGAATTTACCAAGTCGTAGTTTGACGGCATTACATCACTCCCCCCACTTCAGTCAGCATGTGTGCCGACGTGAAAACTGTTGCCGGCAACCCGCGCACCTTCATGCGCAGCGAGCCGTAGTAACCAAGACCAGTCGTGCCATACCAACCCTGATAGGTGTTCTGCCCAACCCAGGTCGATGTGTTCCAGATGCCTGCGTCCCAGATGCCGTTATCGTCATCAAAGAAAAACGGCGAGCCGCCGACCGTCGTGAACTGGTACTGCGTATTGACGACCAACTTGATTGCAGGCGCGGCGGTCGCAATAAAGATCGGGCGCGCCATGCCGAACTTCTTGAGTTGCGCTGGCGTGCCGTAGTTTTGAAACGAGGTCTGAATCTCGCCCTCAACGTAAGTGCCCCCAGCGCCGACAGAGTCAACGCCGTCAAGGTTGCCAAACAACCCCTTGGACACCAGGCCGTCGATAGTGCCGAAATACAGTTGCCCACCAATCACCGACGCGCTGCGCATTGGCATGCCCAGGAACTGGCACCATGCTCCTGTCGTGACGTTCATTGCAAACTGTCGATAAGTGCCGCCATCAGCCGGCAACTTCACAACCAGCACGTCAGATGTCGGCACGACAAAGCACGCAAAGAACTTCTCATCGCGCAGTCGGCGCACCAACGGCGCAAAGACGGACTGAATCTTTGACGCGGGACCGCCAGACTGGACATCCTGCGAGTATTGGCCGGTGATCAGCTTGGACATAGGCACTAGGCCAAGCTCGCTGACGATCATCACGTCACCGCCAAACGGCGTGAAATAGGCGCCGTGCTTGGGCACTGGGCCGACGTACCAGACACCTTTCAGGCCAAACGATGACGCGCTAGTCGGGTCAGTCCCTTCCCACACACCAACATCGCCCTCGGTGCCGACCGCGACTAGGTAGTCGTCAATGCCGAACCCGGCATCAACGGTCCAGTTGATGAGCGCAGAGACATAGCCACCGTTGCGCAGCGTCGATCCCATCGGGAAGAACGTCGCGCCGCCAGTGATTGCGTTGACCGTGTCCAGATACAGAACCTGCGAGTCTTCTTCAAACGTGAACCAGATGCGCTGCTTCCACACGGCAACCGTGCGCACGTTTGTCGGCATGACAGAACCACCGCCAGGCGGGTGCACTGCATGCGTTTGATCAACCCACCCGGTTGTGGTGCTGTACGTCCAGTACCCAGCGCC